TATGTCCAAGAAGCAGATGAAGAGAAAGAAACCTATTGATTCGTCATACATGACAGAGATCAAACCGTTGACTGATAATCAAACGGTGGTTTTTGATGCTTATAAAGAAGGTAAGAATATATTATTGCATGGTGCTGCTGGAACAGGTAAGACTTTTATTACACTTTACCTCGCTCTAAAAGAAGTACTTGACATTACTACACCATATGATAAAATAGTTATTGTAAGGTCATTAGTACCTACGAGAGAAATTGGTTTCCTACCTGGAGATCATGAGGATAAATCCTATCTCTATCAGATACCATACAAGAACATGGTTAGATACATGTTTAGTATGCCTGATGATAACTCATTCCAAATGCTATATGATAACCTCCGAGCACAAGAAACTATTGACTTCTGGTCTACAAGTTTTATTCGCGGTGTTACCCTTGATAGTACTATTGTTATTGTAGATGAGTTTAGTAATTTAAATTTCCATGAACTTGATTCAATGATCACTCGCATAGGTGAGGACTCTAAGATCATGTTCTGTGGTGACATTACTCAAACTGATCTTACTCGTGAGCATGAGAAGTCAGGCATCTCAGACTTCATTAGAATCTTAAACAACATGGATAAAGATTTTAAGTGTGTTGAATTTGGTATAGAAGATATTGTCCGTTCAGGTCTCGTTAGATCTTATCTCATATCAAAATATAATTTAGGTTTCTAAATGACTTTTACCTTTGTTGATGTTGACCTCAAAGTTCCAGAGGTTGATCCTGTGAACCAAGATGGAATTAGATTCTATCCTATACCTGGAGCTGATAAATATTATCCAAGCGTTACCTCAATCACATCGTTTAAGAACGCAGCATTCTTCAAAAATTGGAGAAAGAAAATAGGTGAAGAAGAGGCGAATCGTATTACCAATAGAGCAACTCAACGAGGAACAGCATTCCATAGTATCACTGAAGATTATGTCAAAGGTGAATTAAATCTAGACATTTACTTGGCAAATAACCCATTATCTGTTAGAATGTTTCAATCGGCAAGGTCTACACTAGATAGGATCGATAAGATTCATTGTCTAGAGACCTTCCTTTACTCACACTATCTTGGTCTCGCTGGTCGGGTGGACTGTATAGGTGAGTTCGACGGAGAGTTGGCGGTAATCGATTTTAAAACTTCTACTAAAGAGAAACAAGAAAACTACATTGAACATTACTTTGTTCAAGAGACTGCATACGCAGCAATGTTTCTCGAACGTTCAGGAATTGAGGTTAAGAAAATTGTCACACTCATTGCAACCGAAGAAGGATCTGTTCAAGTGTTTCAGAAGTACAATCTTGATGACTATTTACAATTACTCAAGTCCTACATTGAAGAATTTGTTAGGGGAAGAAATGCCTAAAGAAAAAGCATTAGATGAAAATTTTTTAACCCCTACGAAATTCTCTCAGGAGATTGAAAGGTTAGTTAAAAAAAGCAACGGTCTAATCACATACATTGAAGCAGTAGTAACCTACTGTCAAGAGAATGAAGTGGAGATTGAAACCGTTCCAAAATTATTAAACAAACCATTGAAGGAACGATTGCGTCATGAGGCACAACGTTTAAACTATATGAAAGTCTCGTCTAAAGGAGTCTTGCCATTGTGACAGGATTTGAAGTGTATAAAACTTATCTTGCTCTCAAACAACACTTCACTAAACAAAATTATGACTACATAAAGTATAACGGTAAAGTCCGAGCGAATGAAAAATCATTTGAAGAAAGACGAGACCGTTATTTTTTTAAGAAGTTAGCAGTAAAGTATTCTGATGATGAGATCTTAAAGTATTTTGTTGCTAATTTTATAACAAATCCAAAAGGTTACTTGAGATCATTTAGTGATGATATCTACACCGAATGGAAGATACATCAAGAATCATTTGCCTATAAATTTAAACAGGATGTACATTATCTTTTAGATGATTACACAGCACCTTATCAATTAGCATTTGATGAGATCTTTACAGTAGATAATGGACAGCATCCTAAACTTCTGAGACATTATCTTGCTGATGATATATCATTAGAAACTCTTGTTGTTTTTGAAGCATGTCTTGGATTTGTTAAGGATTTTGATAAGGTATTATCAGATCCTATTTGGAAAGATATTAGAATGAAAATCATTAAGTATCTTCCCTTTATTAAATTAGATTGTAATGTTTATAGAACCAGTATCCTAAGCACTATCAGTAATAAACTATGACATTCTTTGAATCAGATCAAGTACAAGAAAATTTACAAGATATATTTTCTACTTATCAGAATATTGCATCAATGACTGCTCAACTATCTACTATGGATAGGGAAACAAAGTTGGAACATATTGATCAGTGTAAGGGGTTGGTGGATAAACAGAAAACATTTTATGCAAGGTTGTGTCTTGCCTCTACAACAGGTGATACCGAGGCAGCAGACATGAAGATGAGGATCAATGCCATGTCCAAAGCATTTGGATATGCTGACCTTTCAGCATGTATGGATGCCATGATAAAGACCTTAGAGAACGCAGCACGTAATGCTTGACACCTTATAAATAGTATGCTACGATTACACAGTAGCATTAATACACTCAATACGGAGAATACGATTATGTCTTTTGCTTCTTTGAAGAAAGCCAGTGGTAGCAATTCACTTGCTAAACTGACACAAGAGATAGAAAAACTAAATCAACCTCAACAGACAGGTGCTGATGAGCGTTTATGGAAACCAGAACTTGATAAATCAGGTAATGGTTTTGCTGTTATTAGGTTCCTACCAGCACCCGATGGCGAAGAAATGCCTTGGGCAAAGGTCTGGAGTCATGCCTTTAAAGGACCAGCAGGTCAGTGGTACATCGAGAACTCTCTTACTACATTAGGTAAGGATGATCCCGTTGGAGAACTGAACAGAGAACTCTGGAACAGTGGCAGAGATGAAGACAAAGCAGTTGCTAGAGCACAGAAGCGTAAGCTTTCTTACTACTCTAACATCTATGTTGTGTCTGATCCAGCACACCCAGAGAATGAAGGAAGAGTCTTCTTATACAAGTATGGTAAGAAAATCTTTGACAAATTAGTCGAAGCAATGCAACCTGCTTTTGCAGACGAGACTCCTATTGATCCATTTGACTTATGGAAGGGTGCAGATTTTAAACTTAAGATCCGCAAACTAGACGGTTATTGGAATTATGATAAGTCTGAGTTCGCTAATCCTAGTACTCTAGGTAACTTAGATGATGAAAAGTTAGAGTCCATATGGAAAGGATGTTATTCACTCGCTGAGTTTGAAGCTGCTAAGAATTTCAAGTCTTACGAGCAATTAAAAGCACGTTTGACACTTGTTCTTGGAAGACCCTCTGCATCAACACCAGTTGATCAAGAGACAGTAGAAAATGAGAGTGAGTCACGAGGAAATTGGGGTCAAGAGGTATCCGAATTCCGTCAGAAAGCAGTTGCTGCTTCTCCTGTAGAATCTGAAGAAGATACTCTTTCTTACTTTGCTAAACTAGCAGAGGAAGACTGATTATAAACTGTCACAAGGGGAGGTTGCAAGACCTCCCCTTTGTGCTATAATATAAACATATTAAAGGAGAATTATGAAAGTTGCACTCGCTGCTGCATTATTACTAGGTTCACTTCCAGTGAACGCAGATGAGTATCAACCAGGTTACTCTGCTAGTAGAACTTGTGTTAAGACTGAGTACAGAGAAGAATATGTACCTGGATCACAAGAAAACCCTGGTTATGTAAAGAGTTGGTCAGAACAAGTTGAAGTTCCATGTGAACCTTGGCAAAGAAGTAGATACCCTTCTGACAGACCAGCATACCGCAGACATGTTACTGTCTATGAAGACACTAATGATTGTTCAGATGGAGCAGTGCTTGGTGGTATTCTAGGTGGTGGTGCGGGTGCAGCACTGTCTCAAGGTGATGGTCGCTGGTGGGCAATACCATTAGGAATTGTTGGAGGTTCGATAATCGGTTGCGATATTGATGGGGGATAAGCATGGATCAACATGATATACCCATCTTAGGAAATTTTTATACTAAATCTGAAGTAGATAAGATGGTTGCTGATGCTCTTGCTGAGGCACGAGCAATCGATGAAGAATCCATGAGGAAACATAACCGAGATGCTACTATCATTAGTATGATTCTTGGTTTTACTACGTTGGCACTATTCATTGATGGATTATTAAGAATCCTTGGTATCATCCCCCCTTTTATGGATCTAGATGTAAATGTGATTGATGATATTATAGATAAGGTTGAGTCAGATATTTTACCTTTAGTAAACAAAATCCCTCGCATCTAATTTATCATGGTTTATTTTATCGGATTCCTTATGGTTGTTACCATTTGTTTGTTCGTATATTATCTCGGTCTTTATAATCCGCACTAGAACATGTCACTTTTGTTACCTTTAATATTCATTGCTATAATGCTGTGCCTTACAGGTGCAGCATTTGCTTTAATATTTAAAAATCTGAGTGAAATTAATAAGTTAGAAAAGAAACCAATAATCCATCCAGAGCTTGAAGAGTTAAAGGAGGGGGATGAGTTGTTGGTTGTAAAGTTTAAACCTGATTGGGAAGAAGGTGAAGTTGATATTAAATTCACTCCCGATAATAAATTTACTGATAGGGTGTTGGATAATTCTTTACGCAAAAGAATACAAGAACTTTCTGACCCTTGGGATGATGAGGATGAAGATGATGGTGATGGTGACGTACCTGCTATTGTAAGAAGGTAGACCCCATATATTATTCAACTTTTTATTACCAGGAAACCGCCAAAAAAACTCGGCACATTTTTTGCCCCTTTAGGTTTTTTAAGTTACTGTAGTAGTTGTAGATCCAGGTCCATTATCATATGAAGTAACTGTTCCTACATTATCTGTTACTGTAACACTACCAGCAGCATTACCAGACTTATCTAAGAATCTAGCACTACTATTAAGTAGTGTTTTTTTATTGCCTTCACGATCTATCTCATCATTTGGTTCATACGCAATTAACTCTTCAAACTCATTTTGTATTAATTCCATTATTGGTGGAGTTGGGAGTTTTATGTTTCTTTTCAATTCATTCTGATAATCTTCATATTCGTAATTTGTCACTGGGTAGATAGACTCGTTTTCAGTCTTAGTTGTCCCATCTGGCAAAATTGCCCTAAAAGTGTTATTTACTTGAGTTCCCTTTTGGATGAAAATCTCTTCATTGTATAAAATTTCATTTGTTTCATAATGATGGATATCGTCAGGTTTATCGTATTTGTTAGCAACGTAAGTTTGGAGCTCATTTACGTTTTTAGGCCATTCCTCGTAAACATCCGTAATATTGTTAACTAGTAAAATAATCCAATCGAGGTATATATCACCGTACATTTCTCCAGCAAGTAATGCAGCAGTTTCATGGTCACCTATTGAATATGGTTCTAATAAGGTAATATACTTATCTAAGTCTAATCTTGTTACGGTTCTTCGGAACAGATTTTTTACAAGGCGATATTTAAATCCTTCATCGTCTGTTATCCCTTCTCCAACGTAAATATTTGGTAATTGTGAAAAATATGCCATTAGTAACCTGCTGCTGCGTCTGTTTGTGTTACTAGTCTTGTTTCAGTAAAAGTAACTGTCATAACAATAGCTGGATTATCAATACCTGCTTGTGGTAGATATT